CGCATTACAAGGTTGTTCACATCGACCTGAGCTTCAGCGATAGCAAATGTACGTTGATCAGCGACAACGACATTGCTGTTGACAGGGACTTCGACCAGATCGACGCAGATGTACCCACAAGCTATGTGGAATTCCGAAACGGCATACTGTTGAGCTATGCAGTAATGTTTGCGGAGTGTCATAACATACACGATATCTACGGCGGGTTCAACGGACTGGACAGCGGCAAGTATTACGACGACACAGCGCAATTTGTACGTGCATTTGAGGCGGCTGCAAATGCGGGCACAAGCCCTGCTTTCAGCGTGAATATTCATGCGCCGTGGGCAAACATGCACAAGTATGAGATCGTGCAACGCGGTATTGCGCTGGGGCTCGATTATGACAATACATGGAGCTGCTACAAAAACGGCGACACCCATTGCGGGCGCTGCGATAGCTGCAAACAGCGTGCACGCGCTTTGAAACTGGGAGGATGGAATAAATGTACACAGTAACCAAACGCCTTGAAATCAGCGGTGCACACCGTTTGACGCTGGACTATGCGAGCAAGTGTAGCGCCATGCACGGCCATAATTGGATTGTATATGTCACGTGCAAAAGTGAAACACTGAACAACAACGGCATGGTGATGGATTTCACTCACATCAAGCGCGACATTGCGGATGTGCTTGACCACAAGTATATCAACGACATTGTTCACGTCAATCCTACAGCGGAGAATATCGCAAAGTGGATCGCGGACAAGATCGGCACCAAGTGTGTTCGTGTTCGTGTTATCGAAAGCGAAGGAAACGAGGCAATTTATGAAGTATAACGTCATTGAGAAATTCCTGAGCATAAACGGCGAGGGTATGCGCCAAGGCCATTTATGCACGTTCATTCGGTTCAAGGGCTGCAATCTGCGCTGTAAATACTGTGACAGCGCATACAGCTATGACCCTACGGAAAGCGCCGAAATCATGACAGCGCAACAGATCGTGGACTACTGCAAGGCCAACGCAAGCGACATGGTGATGCTTGCAGGCGGCGAGCCGATGTATCAGCCTGGCATCGTTGACTTGATAAAGCTGCTGTGCGAGAACGGGCTGGATGTTGAAATCGAGACCAACGGCAGCATTGACATCCATGAAGTGGCAGCCATAACCCACAATCGCCCCTATATTACGCTGGACTATAAAACAAGCGCCAGCGGCATGGAGCACAAAAACCTGCTTACAAATTACGATGTGTTGACCAAAAACGACAGCGTAAAGTTTGTTGTTGGCAGCGTGGGCGACTTGGACAAGATGGTGCAGATCGTGAACGAATACGACCTTCTGTCCAAGTGCAATGTGTTGATCAGCCCTGTTTGGGGCGACATGGCTCCTGTGGACATCGTAACATACATGATGGCCCACAAGCTGAACGGCTACAAGATGCAGATGCAAATGCACAAGTTCATATGGGAACCAGACAAGCGGGGTGTTTGACGGTGGACATGGACAAGGCACAAAAGGCCGTGTATATGCTGCTGGAAGCAATGGGACAAGACCCAAACCGGGATGGGCTTGTAGGCACACCACTCCGCGTTGCCAAATACTGGAAAGAGCTGTTACAGGGTACGCAGTACACCAATAAACAGATCGCGGAAATGTTCGGCAAGCGGTTTGTTGTAAATGGCAATCCTATGGTTGTCAAGCGCATGGACAACCTTTTCAGCCATTGCGAACATCATTTGGCGTTAATGTATAACATGAGCGCGACAGTGGCATATCTTCCGAACGAGATCGCACCGGGTAAGTATGAAGTTATCGGCCTCAGCAAAATCCCGAGAATTGTTGATATGTGCTGCAAGCGGCTTCAGCTTCAAGAAAAGCTGGCGCAAGACATCGCGGAGTGCATCACCATGGCAACGGGCAGCGAACACGTTTATGTGAATATCGTTGCCGACCATGCCTGTGTTAGTGCGCGAGGTGCAAAAAGTGAAGGGGCGACAGATGTAACGTGTTTGCGAGGAAGATTCTTGACAGATTGCAAGCTGCGCGACGAAATAGAGCGCAAGTGCCGGTAAACAAGTATGACCTTTTTGCGAAGACATACGAGGCGGAACAAAACAACGCGCCACAATTCCCCACATACATTAACGCTATATGTGCTAATGGTTGGCGGCAACAGTATGATTTGTGGTGCCAGAACATAAAGGAGTGATTCACGATTGCGAGGCCGGGTAAATACGAACAGTGGTTAGAGCCTGACGGGCTATTGCAGATAGAGGGCTGGGCGCGGGACGGGCTGACCAATGAGCAGCTCGCCGCAAACATGGGCGTAACCGTCAAAACCTTTTACGAATGGCAGGCGCGTTTTGAGCAGTTTCGTGAGGCCGTAAAAAGGGGCAAAGCTCCCATTGATATTCAGGTTGAAAACGCGCTGCTGAAACGGGCGCTTGGCTACGAATACGAAGAAACGACCACGGAGGTTATAGAGCAGCCGGACGGGACAAAGCGCAAGCACATCAAAAAGACAGTAAAGCAAGTCATCCCCGACACGCTGGCGCAGATATACTGGCTGAAGAACCGACGCCCGGACAAGTGGCGCGACAAGCCCATGGAGGGCGGCGCTGGCGACATCGAAGACCTCAATCCGCTGGTGGAGATGCTACAATGAGCAGGACAGCGACAATCCCGTGGGGCGCGTTCAGTGACAAGCACAAGGCGTATATCAAGGCCGCGCTGCACAACCGAATGTGCGTCGCCGAGGGCGCTATCAGGTCGGGCAAGACCATCGACCATTGCATTATCGCTGCGGCCTACCTTGAAACCACGCCGGACAAGTATCACCTTGCCAGCGGCAGCACTATCGCCAACGCCAAGCTGAACATTGGCGTGTGCAACGGCTTCGGGCTGGAAAACCTGTTTCGGGGGCGCTGCAGGTGGGGCAAGTACAAGGATAACGAGGCGCTTTTCATCAGCACCCAGACGGGCGAAAAGGTGGTCATCTTCGCTGGCGGCGCGAAGTCGGACAGCTACAAGCGCATCCTGGGCAACAGCTACGGCATGTGGATTGCCACGGAGATCAACGAGCATTACGACAGCGCGGACAGCCGAACGTCGTTTATCAAAGTTGCCAATGGCCGTCAGCTTGCGGCGAAAAGGCCGTTTACGCTGTGGGACATGAACCCGTGCAATCCCGGCCATAGCATCTATGAGAATTACATAGACCGCTACCGCGATAACGGGCTGCCGGGTGGGTATTTGTACGAACATTTTACCATCGCGGACAACGCCACAATATCGCCGGAACGCCTTGAGGAAATCAAGGGCCAGTATGTGCCGGGGACGGTGTGGTACAGGCGCGACATCGAGGGCGAGCGCACGTTGGCCGAAGGCCTGATTTATCCTATGTACCGGGAGGCCATCGGCGAGCCTCCGAAGGGCAACGCGGCGCAATACTGCGTCAGCCTGGACTACGGTACGCGAAACGCCTTTGCCGCGCTGCTGTGGGAGCAACACGCGGGCGTATGGTACGCGACGCGGGAGTATTACTACAGCGGGCGCAACGAGGGCAGGAGCAAGACGGACAGCGAATACGGCGCAGACCTTGACAGGTGGCTTGCGGATATACCGGGGCGGTTGACGGTCATCATTGACCCGTCTGCCGCTTCTTTTATCGCGCTGCTGCGCCGCAAGTCCGGGCGCTACAGGGTGCGGCCAGCGGACAACGCTGTTGATGACGGCATACGCGAAACCGCAACAGCATTGCAGACCGGGCGCATCAAGATCAGTGAAGCACTGGACAACTGGCAGGATGAAGCCAGCGGGTATGTGTGGGACGAAAGCGCGGGCGAAGACAGGCCGGTCAAAGTGGATGACCATTTGATGGACGCAACAAGGTATTTCGTCAAGACAATGCGCATCGCCGCGCCAAAGGGCGTGTATGTCTCACCGTTCGCAATATAAGGGGTGATACCGTTGAAAACATTTCAGGACTTTCAGGCTGCCGTTGAAAAGGGGCGGCTGCTGACGTTTCTGCGGGACGCGATACAGGAGCACCGCAACAGCGACGCCTATAAGATCGCGGTTGACGCAGACGAATACGACGCGCAGCGCAACGTGACCATCAACAGCGTTGTGAAACGTCTGTACAGCATAAGCCAGCAGATCGACGAAAAGACGGGCAAGGAGACGATGGGCGTAGGCCAGACAACGGACACCACGGCCAGCAACCATCATATCGCCAACAACTTTTTTCACAGGCTGAACACGGACAGGTGTTCGTACAGCCTTGGCAACGGCGTGACCTTCGACAAGGACGGCGTAAAGGAAAAGCTGGGCGACAAGTTCGACACCGACCTGTACAACGCGGGCAAGTTCGCATTGCGCCATGGCGAGACGTTCGGATTCTGGAACGTTGACCGGCTGCATGTGTTCAAGCTGACCGAGTTCGTTCCGCTGTGGGACGAAACGGACAATACCCTCCGGGCGGGCATACGGTATTGGAGCATCGACTGGAAGCAGAAGCCCGTTTACGCCGTGCTGTACGAGGAGGACGGCTACACCAAATTCCAGAGCAAGGGTGGCAAAAGCGGCCTGACGCTGGAAGAGATGCAGCCCAAACAGCCGTACAAGTACAAGGTGGAAACCACCAACGCGGGCGGCGATGAGGTCATCGGTGAGGAAAACTACGGCGCGTTGCCCATCGTGCCGCTGTACGCCAACGAGCAGCACCAGTCAACGCTGGTGGGGATGCGGGCGGCGATTGACGCTTATGACCTAATTCAAAGCGGCTTCGCCAACGACGTAGAGGACTGCGCCCAAATCTACTGGCTGCTTGGCAACGCTATGGGCATGGATGACAACGACATCCAGCACTTCATGGACAGACTGCGGTTCAGCCACGCGGCGGCGTTCGACAGCGACAACAGCACGGTCACGCCGTACACGCAGGAGGTCCCGTACAACAGCCGCGAGGCGTTCCTTGCGCGAATAGAGCAGAGCATATACAGGGACTTCGGCGCGTTCAATCCATCCGACGTTTCGGCGGGCAATATCACGGCGACGCAGATTCGCGCGGCATATCAGGCGCAGGACGAGGAAGCAGACGCATTTGAGTATTACGTCATAGAGTTCGTGCAGCAAATCCTCGCGCTGCAAGGACTGGAAGGGACGCCGTCGTTTGACCGCAACCGCGTTGCCAACGAGCTTGAAGAGGTAAATATGGTGGTGTCCGAAGCCGCGTGGCTGGACGATGAAACCATACTTGACCTGTTGCCCAACATCACGCCGGACATGAAGGTGGCTATCATGGAGAGAAAAGACGCACAGGACGCGCAGCGGCTACAGAGTGACGATGAGCTGGAAGCGCGGGTCAAGGCCATGGTCGAGGACATCATAAAGGGCCAGCAGACCGGCGCGGTGGAGCAGGATAACAACGGCGGGTATCGGTACGTGGAATAACGGAGGCACACCATGATAGACTACGGCACGCGCCAGACTGACCTCGCTGTGAGACGCGCAGAATGGCGCTTGTCGCGGGTTTACCGGCAAGCCCAACGGGATATCGACGAAAAACTGAAAGACTGGCAGAAGCGCCACGAGGAGCGCGAGGCGAAGTACAGACAGCAGCTTGCGGACGGCAAGATTTCACAGGCCGATTTCGACGCTTGGATGCGCGGCCAGGTGTTTCAGGACAAACAGTGGCAGGCGCGAAAAGCGGAGATTGACCGCATCCTGCTCAACGCTGACCGCGAGGCGCAGCGCATCGTCAACGAGGGCAAGATCGGTGTGTTCGCCGACAACGCCAATTACATCGGCTATAATTTGGAGCGCAACGGCAACGTCAACACGGGCTTCACGCTGTACGACCAGAACACGGTCGGACGGCTTATAAAGAGCGACCCGCAAATCCTGCCCAAGCCCGCGCCGGGAGTGCAGAAGGACAAGGCATACACATATTACAACAAGCTCATAAATAGCGCCATCACGCAGGGCATTGTTCAGGGCGAGACCATCCCGCAGATTGCCAAGCGCATTGTTGACGTGACTGGCGAGAGAAGCTACAGCAGCGCCGTGAGGAACGCCAGAACCGCCTACACGGGCGCACAGAACGCGGGGCGTATGGAGGGGCTGCATCAGGCGCAGGCGCTTGGCATCAAGGTCAAGAAACAATGGATGGCGACGCTGGACGACCGTACCCGCGACACCCACGCGGAGCTTGACGGGCAAATCCGGGATGTGGATGAGCCGTTTGAGGTAGACGGCATGGAGATCGACTATCCCGGCGACCCGACGGCTGACCCAAGCTTGGTCTATAACTGCCGGTGTACGCTGGTATATGTCTACCCCGATTATCCGAGCGAGATGCAGCGCCGCGACAATGAGACCGGCGAGATCATGGGGGATATGACGTATCGGCAGTGGGAGAAGATGAAAAATGGCAACCGTTGACATCACCGACAACAGCGCCGAAGTCCGTGCCGCGCTTGAACAGGCCACGGCCCGCGCCCTTGAAATTATCGGGGGCAAGATTGAGAGCTATGCCAAGGGGCTTGTGCCGGTGGACACGGGCGCGTTGAGAAACAGCATTACCCACGCGGTAGACGGGGACACGGTCATCGCGGGGAGCGCGATTTCGTATGCGCCCTACGTTGAACTCGGTACGGGCAAGGAGTACAGCCCGCCGCCTGAGTGGATGGAGAACAACGCGCCACGGGGCGCGGGTATTATCAGCCGGAGTGTGAAGCCCCGGCCTTATTTACGCCCCGCCGTGGAGAACCACCTTGACGAATACAAGAACGTCATTGAGACAGAACTGAAAAACGCATGATGGAGGGTATATGTTCAGGCTGCAACCCATACCGTTTTTGATAGGCTTTGTAATCGGTTTGGCATTATACCTGATAATTACAAGCAAAATACGATAAATCCAGCACCCGCTTCGGCCGGTGCTGTTTTTATACCCGTGGCAATGCGTCACGGGTTATACACCATCATCTTAGGGTAGCACCCGTAACAGCGAGAAAGGATGAAAACACATGGCAATTGACTTTGAAGCACTCATTACCAAGCACGCGGGCGAGGACGGCAATATTCCCGCCGCAAACGTCGGCAAGATCGTCAGCGCAATATCAAGTGCCGTGGGCCGTGAGTTCGTGGCGAAGGAGCGCTACAACGCCAAGTTGGATGAGATCACCCAGCTTGAACAGGACAAGGCCGCTGCCGAGGACAGCGCGACCAAGGCGGGCGCGTGGGAGAAGAAGTACAACACGCTTAAAGAGCAGTTTGACACCTTCAAGACCGACACCGAAGCCAAGGCCAAGCTGAACGACGTGAAGGCCGCATACCGCAAGCTGCTGACGGACGAGGGCATTGCCGCCAAATATATCGACACCGTCATCCGGGCCACGTCCTTCGACGGCATGAAGCTGGACGCGGAGGGCAAGCTGGAAAAGGTGGACGATCTCAAGACCGCCATCGGCAAGGATTGGGCTGACTTCAAGGCCAGTACGAAGACAAAGGGCGCGGACGTTGAGAACCCGCCCAAGGACAATCCCGGCAACGGCGCAAATCCACGCGCTGCCGAGATCGCAAAGGCGCGGTATCAGCGCCTTTATGGCAAGGCTCCGGCCAATGACGGGGCCAACAACGAATAGAGAGGTGAAAAAGCATGAGCTTCATTCATTCCCCCGCCTATCAGGGCAAGGGCTTCAACGCGGGATATTTCCTCGTTGACGACGAGAATTGCACCCGCGTAACTGCTGAAATTTCCGCTTCCCATGCCGCTGTGATCACCCGTGCGGACGGCTCCAAGTACGTTCCCGCCGGCGCGGTCATTCCGTCCAACAACAGTTCTGCCGTGGGCATCCTGTACGAGGATACCGACGTGACGCTGGGCAACATGCCCGGTTCCATCGTGACCGCTGGCGTGATCTATGGTGACCGGCTGCCGGTTTCGCTGGACAGCGACGCGGCTTCCGCGATGACCGGCATCGTCGTCGATACCTACGAGCCGACCATCAGCCGCCCGGACTTCTCCGGTGGCACGCTGTCCACCATCACGGTGACCTCCGAGGCTGGCAGCGGCGCAGGCAAGACCGACGTCTCCCTGTCCGGGTACACGCCGAAGTCTGGCGAAACCTACGCCTACAAGATTGCCGCGAGCGCTCCTGCCGCTTGGTACGGCATGGTGCTCGACAACACATGGACGACCGCGACCTTCCCGCTGGACGAGCTTGCCGCCACGACTGGTCAGAAGATCACCGTGGTGTCCAAAGACGCCTACGGCTACGTCGTAGCGGCTGGCAACGCGACCATCACTGCCAAGGCGGCGGGCTAATAGAATTGAGGTGAAATACAATGGCTGACATTTTCCGCGATAACATCCTGGGCTTTATCCCTGAGCTGGACTGGCTGTCCGTCGGCTTCGACGTGACCCGCCCCGGCGACCCCATTGACGGACTGTTCGGCGACGAAAAGACCGACAACCTTGTGGCCTACTGGCAGAGCATCGCCAATGAATACAATCTGCCTGTCATGGCGCAGTTCCACGGCTTCGACGTGGAGGCGCAGAAGACCTTCCGCGTGCCCGTCGATACCCACAACATCGAGAAGGGCCTGATCAAGGTCAAGCTCAACCAGAGCGAGCGTCTGCGCGAGCTGACGCGCTCCGGCGTGCAGGGCGACGAAGCCATCTACAACTACGTCATGGACGACGGCCTGCGGCTGGCGGATCAGGTCGTGACCCGCACCAAGGTCGCCAAGAACGAGCTGATGGCTACCGGCAAGGTGACCATCAAGGAGAACGACCTCGACCTGACCGTGGACTACGGCGTGCCTGTAGGCAATCTGAACAAGACGCTGGACTTCGGCGCTGGCGCTGCGTACAGCATCCCCGACCAGATTCAGATGCTGGTGGATGAGACCACTGCCAAGGGCATCAACCTCACCGGCATGCTGCTGCCCCGCGCTATCCTGACCAAACTGCGCCAGAACGCCGCCATTCAGAAGGCCGTCAACGGCGTGAACATGGTGGGCCAGCTCGTGCGCAACAGCGACTTCCGGGCATACATGAACGAGGAGTACGGCATTGATAACATCATCACCAATGACCTGACCTACAACGTGCCCGGCGCTCTGAGTGCTACCACGAAGATTCCCACGCTGACCGCGCAGCGGTATTTCCCCGCCAATAAGGTGAGCTTCTTCGCCACCAACAACGCGGGCCGCGTAGGTGCCGGTCTGTGGGGCGACCCGCCCGAGGTTGATGCTGCCCGTGCTTTCGATGGCGGTGTGGCTGCCTCCGGCGCTTCTCCGTATGTCTACATCTCCCAGTGGGGCGAGAAAGACCCCGCCGTGCTGTGGACGAAGGCCAGCGCTCTGTTCATGCCCGTGCTGTACAATCCCAATGGCCTGTATGTCGCCAGCGTCATTGAAACGTCTGCGGGTTAATGTACATTGCGCTGGAGCGGTTCGCTGACCTGAAGGACGGCAACCGCATTTACGAGGCGGGGGAGAACTACCCCCGCCCCGGTTTTGTTGTTTCTGATGAACGGCTTGCAGAGCTTGCGGGCAGCGACAACCGCGCTGGCAGGCCGCTGATCGTATACGTGAACGAACACTGCCAGACATGCGCCGTAGAACGCGCAGAAACGCCCGTAGAGGCCATAGGTGAAATGCTCATGGTAACTCCCGACGATAGCGTAAAACCGCCCAGGAAGCCCCGTAGAAGCCGCAAGAAGGAGTGATAGACATGATCGAGCAGATTTGCGCGTTCATACACAACTATTTCTACGGCGACAGATATGCCGGCACGTTCACGATCTCTGACGGAACGCTGGAAGTGCCGGGGCTGATCGACGGGCAGTATTTTCGCATCTGTGGGTCGCGGCTGAACGACGGCGTGTATGTCTACCCGGCGACGCCCGAACCGGGCAAGCCGCCGATACTGGCAGACGAAACCTTTGACGGCGTCATCTGGGATATGCGCCCGCCGAAGTCGTTTCTGACGCTGGTCGGTGAGATCGAAGCGTGGCAGGCAAAATACGGCGAGGCTGTGTCCGGGCCGTATCAGTCGGAGAGCTTTGGCGGGTACACGTACAGCCTGAAAAGCGGCACGAACGCCAGCGGACAGCCTGACAATTCGGCTTCAAGCTGGCAGGGCGTATTCAAAAGCCGCCTGAACGAATGGAGGAAACTTGCATGAGCCTGATTACCGAGGCGATGACGGATTGCACGATGCTGGACAAGACCACGAAGCCGGACGGACAGGGCGGCATTGAACGCGCATGGACGGACGGGGCGGGCTTCAAGGCGGCAGTCATCAAGGATTCCTCCATGCAGGCGCGGATTGCCGAAAAGCAGGGCGTGACCGAACTTTACACCGTGACGGTGGCAAAGGGCATCGACCTTGACTTTCATGACGTGTTTCGGCGCGAGAGCGACGGGGCGATCTTCCGCGTCACCAGCAACCAGACGGACAGCGAGACGCCCGAACGGGCAACCTTCCAGATCGGACAGGTCACGGCTGAAAAGTGGGTGTTGCCGACATGACGAACACTGCAAAAGCGCTTTATCAGTTCTTTTCCAGTTTCGGGCTTGACGCCTATGTGGAGTACAGCCCGCCGGAGGACGCGAAGCTGCCGTATATCACCTATCAGGTGATAGAGCCGGACTGGCGCGACGGCGGGACGCTGTACGCCCGCATTTGGTACAGGAGCACATCCTACGCGGCAATCAATGCCAAGGTGGACGAGATCTCCGAGGCCGTGGGCGAGGGCATCAGCCTGTACACGCCCACCGGCGCGGTGTACCTGTTCAAGGGTACGCCGTGGGCGCAGAACATGCCGATGGAGGGCGACGATACGCTGAAAGTGGTGTATCTGCTGTTCAACATCATGGCGCATACGACATGACCAAGAGCCTGCAGGAGCGGGCAAAGGGAGTGATACAGACATGAAATTTTCCAAGGTGCCTGCGAACCTGATGCAGGCATTGCAGATTAATTCGGGCATACTGGTAGACAGCTTCACGCCCGCGACCGGAGCCATCGGCAACATACTGGCGGCGACCGGCGGCGGCGTGGACTGGAACCCGACGCCGACGTTTATCGACTTCGGCGACGGCATTGACAACCTGCCGCCGAATACGTGGCAGTTCAAGCGCATCGACCACTACGAGCCGCACCTGACAGGTACGTTCAAGAGCTTCACGCTGGACATGGTCAGGACGCTGCAACCGGGCAGCGCGATTGCGAGCAATCACATCACGCCCGGCAATGAACTGACTGCGGATGACTTCACGGATGTTTGGCTGCTGGGCGACTACAGCGACAAGCATACCGGCAATGCGGCGGGCTTTGTGGCGATTCACCTGAAGAACGCGCTGAACGTGTTGGGCTTCCGGCTGAAGACCAACGACAAGAACAAGGGCGACATCGCCTTCGATTTCCAAGGCCATTACGACCTGACGGACATCGACGACGTTCCGTTTGAGTTCTACGTGCAGCAGGGCAGCGGCACGCTGGCGGCGCTGACGGTCACATCCACAGCGGGCACGAACGTCGGCGACAGCAACATCGCCATCTCTGGATACAGTCTGGGCAGCGGCGAGAGCTACGTCTACGCGACCGCGCCGACGACCGCGCCGACTGTGACCTACGGTCAGAAGGTGAAGAACTGGGCGGCACTGACCAGCGGCGACGACATCACGCCCGCTGCGGGCCACACCAAGATCACCGTCGCAGTGAAGAACGCGGACAACGAGGCGATCGCCAGCGGCACGGCGACGCTGGTCATCAAGACGACCTGACGACATGGGCGACCTTCGGGCCGCCCTTTTTCTGCATAGGAGGAAGCTATGAAGAACTTTGACAAGCTGGACCTGTTCGCCGACCTGATAGAACCCGCTGGCGCGATACTGGCGGATAAAGAATGGGCACAGAAGTGGCAGAACGGCGACAGGACCGGGGCCATCAAGGCGGCAATCAAGGGGCACAAGGCCGAGATCGTGGAAATACTGGCACGCATAGACGGCGTTGAGCCGGAGGACTATCAGATCGACGGGCTGGCGCTGTGCATGCGGCTGGTGGCGATGTTCAACCGGCCCGATATCGAGGCCACGGGGCTTTTTACGCAGCAGGCTCAGAACGTCGACGGCGCATCTTCTGGGCCTGTTACGGAGAATACAAAGGGCGGCGCGAAATAAGGCATTTCATGCGGTATTACCGCGCGAAGGTTGCCGAGGATGAAGAACAATTTGCATATCGGCTGTATGTGACAGAGACATTGCGGCTGCAGGGCGAGGGGCAATACATTGCGAAGAGCTGGCTTGACCTCATTAGCCCGAAGCCGACGGATACACGAAACGCGGTCGAGATCGCGGAGGACTTTGTGCAGAAGCACGGGCTGAAATTTGCAGTTTGACGGGTGGTGAAACTCGATGGACCTCATGTCATTGGTTGCGCGGCTGACGCTGGACAAGAGCCAATATGACCAGGGCTTGGAAGAAGCTGGACAGGGCGCACAGACGTTCCAGCAGAAGTTTGCAAAGGGCCTTGGCACGGCGGCAAAGGTGGGCGCGGCGGCGGTGGCGGCGGTCGGAACTGCGGCTGCTGCTGCTACAACGGCGCTGGTGCATCAGGCGGGCGAGGTGGCGGCCTACGGCGACAACATCGACAAGGCGTCGCAGAAGCTGGGCATTTCTGCCGAGGCGTATCAGGAATGGGACGCGGTGTTGCAGCACAGCGGAACGAGCATCGACAGCATGGGCATCGGCATGAAAACCCTTGCCACGCAGGCCGCGAAGGGCTCGGACGCCTTCAAGGAGCTGGGCATATCGCAGAAAAAGGCCGCGTCCATGAGCCGCGAGGAGCTTTTCGGCGAGACCATCACCGCGCTGCAGAACGTCACCGACGAAAACAGGCGGGCGCAGCTTGCGCAGGAGCTTTTCGGTCGGTCCGCGATGGAGCTTGGCCCGCTGCTGAATACGTCGGCGGCGGAGACGCAGGCGATGCGTGACCGCGTGCATGAGCTGGGTGGCGTGATGAGCGACGAGGCGGTCAAGGCTTCGGCAAAGTATCAGGACAACCTACAGGACATGACCACGGCCATCAGCGGCGTGAAGCGGTCCATCGTTCAGGAGTTCATCCCCGGCCTGAGTAACCTCATGGAGGCGTTCACGAACATTCTTGCGGGCGACGACCCCGGGGAGGCGCTGGAGAAGGGCATAGACAGCATCGTGGGCGCGATGGACAAGACCATTGACAAGGTGGTTGCCATCGGCCAGAAGGTCATACCGGCGCTCGTCGATGCGATCGTGAAGGCCGCTCCGGGGCTGCTGAACGGCGCCGCAAAGCTGGTTTTGACGCTGGGACAGGCAATCATTGAAAACCTGCCGATGCTGATTGAAGCTGGCCTTGAAGTCATCGTGACGCTGGCGCAGGCGATAGCAGAGGCGCTTCCCGAACTGATACCGACCATCGTCGAGGTGGTCATGAAGATCGTGGAAATCCTCACCGAGCCGGACACGCTTTCAAACCTCGTCGACGCGGCGCTTCAGATCATGATTGCGCTGGCGCAAGGGCTGATCGAGGCCATGCCAAAGCTGATTGAAAAGGCCCCGGTCATCATTGCGAACCTCGTCAACGCGATTATACGGCTGATACCGCAGATCATAGCGACGGGTATACAGCTCATAGGCGCTTTTGCGCAGGGCATCGTGCAGAATACCATCGCGGTGGTCAATGCCATCGGCCAGATCGCCAAGGGCATATGGGACGGCATTACCGGGCTGATACAGGGCGCGTGGAACTGGGGCAAGGATTTGATCGACAACTTCACGGCGGGCATCAAGGCATTTATCTCAAAGCCCATTGACGCAATCAAGGGACTGGCCAGCAAGATCAAGTCCTTCCTGGGCTTTAGCGAGCCGGAAGAAGGGCCTTTGAGCAACTTCCACACCTATGCCCCGGACATGATGAAGCTGTTTGCCGAGGGCATCACCGACAACAAAGACGTCATCACGGACGCGATAAGCAGCGCTTTCAACTTTGGCCCGCAGATGAACGGCGGGCAGCAGGGCCAGACCTTCTCCGTCCCCCGCGACAGCGGCGAGGGCAAGACCATCAACGTCATATTTGAGATCGACGGTCTACAGCGGCTCGTGTACAAGCTGAACAAGGCCGAGGAGCAGCGCGTGGGCCTGAATCTTGCGGGGGTGATGTAATGATAACCGTGGACGGCATCCAGTGGCCCATCCCCTGCGACATCACGCGCACGGCGGAGATCAAGGCCAGCGATATTTCGGGCATGCTGATGGACAGGTCGTATTTTTACGACGTGCTGGGCACGTACATGCAGTATGAAATATCGCTGATTCCGAACCCGCAGGACATGGGCGCGTATTACGCGCTGTGGGAGCAGCTTTCCAAGCCCGTGGACGGGCACACCTTCACATTGCCGTACAATGGCGGCGCCATCGAGATCACGGGGCGTGTAGGCAGCATCAGCGACGTCTATGTGCGTCTACCCGGCGGCGGCGTGTACTGGAAGGGCGTCAGCTTTGTCGTAACCTCAAACGCGCCCACCAAGACCATGAGTTTGTCCGAGGTTATCTCCCGTGGAATGACCCCGCTGCCTGACGTGCAGGAGCCGGAGATCGGCGACGTGTACGAGTACACCGCGAACGGCTGGGTGAAGGTCGAAGAATAGGAGGCCCGCATGTATCTGACATACTACTGGGCCGAGGAGGAGGGCGGCGAGATCGTCATCAAGGAGAAAAACTACGACGAACTCAAAAACCCGTCCTTTGCCCCGGAGGTTGACCTTTACGCGCTGTCCATCCCGGTCAACCAGTTCAGCGTGGACATCATCACCACTGACGGCTTCAGCGTCCACAACGCCGTGGAGCTGTACGACGACATGGACGGCCTCTGGGCGTCCTTCCGCATCAAGAGCGCGGACCAAATCCAGCCGGGGGTGGTGCGGCTGGTGGCGGACACGTGGATTGCCGACCTGGAAAACGCCACGATAGACGCGGAG